TTCTTTTTGCCAACTGCCGCCTGATAGATAAGCGTTGGCGTATAGGTACTGATCTAGTCCCATTTTAGTTTTCTCCTTCTTGTTGTTGTTTTAGTACTTCTACAAGTAACCGTGCGCGTTCGTCAATTTTTTCTGGACAGTATCCCTGCTCGCCCTCACAGATAATGCAAAAAGGTGTGCAGTCATAACCGCCGTCGTGTGCCGGACATTCGGTGCAGTCGTCCTCGTGGTTCGGACAATCTAGTTCTTGATTACTCACTTTGTTCCCTTTCTTAGGTAAAGCGTTTTTCGCTCTATAATGAATACTAAGGCATAGGACTGACATTTGTCAAGCCCATTTCAAAACTAATTTGCCTGGGCGAAGCTAGCCAAAAGGGCCGGTCAGCTGAAAAAATAATAAAGTAATTTTTTACCTCGGAGCTCAGCTATAATTTTTACCTCGGGCTGCGGACAAAAGAAAACCCGCGCCGGAGCGCGGGCTTCTCTGGTGGGTTTTAGAGTTTCGTAACTACGACTAACTCACCTACGGAATAAACGTTACCGCTATCCTCTGGTTCGAGCGTATCTTTTAAGTACGACTCTGCTAGTTCGCGAGTGGCGAAAAGTGCAGTCCCCTCGTTGTAGTTGTCATCTTCATCAACCCAGTTAATGTTGTAAACCTTCACGGTTTAGTTCTCCTTTGTTTGTTGGTGTTTATTACTTGTTTTCGGTAACGATACTTACGTCACCAGTTTCGTACTCGGCATCTACCCAGCCTTGATCTTGTCCTGAAGCATCGTCGAATACTGCTACCTGCGGTTCACCGACCTGCGCCCAGAGTTGCGTTTCGAGATCGTTAATCTCCTGCTCTGTAAGTTCGCGGTTTGCGCCGAACTTGATTGTGATTGTGTAATCCATTTGAATCACCTTCCCTTCTCTCCCTTATAAAAACCATTATAGAGTATAGGTCTGACAATTTCAAGTTGAAATGAGAGAACGCCCACACCGTTTTTGATGTGAGCGTTCTCCGTTAAATACTTGTCGGAAGGCTGACACACGCTGGAAGGACGATACCCCCCGACAAGGGCTTATTCAGTTATCGTACTAGGCATTTCGCTTACCGATTTTGGTTAAGAGATTTGCTGCCATAGAACCGATTTCACTTGCCGTTTTAGCAGGATCCATAGTTCCAGGAACGATACCAGCAGATGCGGCACGAAGTAAGACTTGTGCTGATCTGCCGTTATCGAACGGTAACCATAATACCGCCACGCCAGCCATTTCACATTGCGCCACCCAGTTACGGGCTGCCCGAGCTTCGTCTGGCGTATACTCGCCGTCTGACACTACGACCAGTAGACGTGCGCCAGAACCGTCAAGCAGATTTAGCGAACCGTTCAAAGCTTTGAACGCCTTGTCAAACTTTTCAGTACCGTCCGGAGCGGAGTAGACCGCTACCTCGTCTAGGTGCTGACCTGCTTTGAGAGTGGAGAATACATCCGAGCCGTAGTAAACCATTGCGCACTTACCTTGTACGCGCCTAACCGCTTCACTCATTACCCACGCTGTTGTAGCCATTGGGCGCATTGCGCTGTTCATAGAGCCAGAGATGTCTACCATCACGCCGACCGTAAGAGTTGGGTCTTCGGTGTGAGTCCGCTTGTTTTTACGGAACGCCTCAACCTGCTTGTGGATACCTTTGTCGCGAAGTGCTGCCTGTTGTACCAAAGCTTTTGGACGAAGCCGACCAGGTGGAAGTATGCTCGCCACTTCCGTTATGTCGCGCTCGCGGTACTTTGCTTTCTCGAGTAGCCGTGCAATCAAAACGGCAGCGGAGCGTTCCTCGCCAGTTGGCTTACGACGCTCAATTAACTCGCTACGAGTACCTGCGCTACCTGGACCTGTGCCACGCCCAAACACTTCGTTTGCAATCTTCTCGTGTTCGCGAACCTCTTTAGATTTTTCTGCTCGGTCATTGACCTCGGCTTTCCAATCTTCTGACTCTTTTTGATCCTCGAGGTCGGAATAGTTTTTTACTCCTACGCCGTCATTGGCTTCGGAAAGTTTTTCCATAATCTCGCGCATCATTTTCTTTTGATCTTCAGTTGGAATCTCGCCACGCTCTTCCGCAAGTTCGCGAACAATCTTTGCCCACTCGATAGCAAGTGGATAAAGATCACTTATGTTTGAATGATTGTCGTGCGCTTGAAACTTACGCAGGATTGTTGAAAGTTTTTCTACAACATCAATTCCTAGACCGGACTCAACTAAATCTAAAACTTCTTCGACTTCGTCCATCTCTAAAATGTCAGCGATAATTCGACCGTGAACCAGTCCAACGAGCTGGGCTAGTTGCTGTACGGAATCACCCTCAAAGTTTTCTATGTCCGCGAGAGCAATCTCTAATGCGCTAGAGCGTAGAAACACTCGATAGCGAGGTTCGGCAATTACACCTTGTGCTTCAATGCGCGACTCTTCAAGAAGTACCAACGCTGTGTATTCGTCTTCTTTCAACGCTGCTTGAGCATCTGCAAGACTCCATTGTGAAAACCTTGCGTGAAAAGCTTCGTGTGCGATTGCACCTATTGCTTTTGGAAACTCGTATTCAGTTTCGCGTAGGCAAAGATCGCCAACCATCTCTGGAGTTACACCAACGCCGAAAGCAATGTCTGTGTTAACTTCAACTTCTGCGATCGCTGGCTTGTAACAAGCAGGTGAGCCAGAGCCAGCGTTCGGACCGGCCAAGCCAACTAAATCATTTCTACGAGCAATTAGATTTACTAACGTTCCAACGTCAGCTCCAACGCGTAACCACGCTGGGTGGCTTGCGCCACTCTCTTTGTCTTCTGGATTAAAGTGTGTCATTTTTGTCCTTTGTTGTGTCATTTGGTCTTACATTGTAATAGTATCATACTTGTCAAATCGGGGAAGGTGGGGAGCCTAAACACCCAGAATAGGCTCCCACCCCGAGCAAGAATTAGATTCTTGCTGGCTTGCACTCCGCGCCAAACACTCGGGAGAGAACATCCGAAACTACTGGACGATCCATTTCCGGCGAGGCAGCGAGAAGGTTTGCTATCGCAAACGAGTTACCAAAGACAGTTGCAATGTCTCGGAACGCTAAGAGTTCGCGCATCTGTGGGGCCCACGAGACTTCACCTGATGCTTGTTTCTTATCCAAGTTTTGAGCGACAGTAACCATTGTGGTTGGCACACCTAGAGTGCGAGCCAATCCCCAGTCAGTTGCCATCTCTGCTTGAATTGCGAAGCGAGATAGAAGTGCTTCTGATAGTCGAACACCTGGTGCGTTTGGGTTAGTAGCAGAAGCGACATAGAAGCCTTCTTTGATTGCTACTGCGCCACGCTCTGGGTTAGCAGTAACGATAATTTCTTTGCGACCATCCATTGCGCCATACACGATTGAAAGAACCTTAGGGTCAATCAAACCAATTTCGTCAATGAATAAAACCGCACCCTCTTCTGCTGCCCTAATAAGTGGACCATCAATCCACTCAAAGCCACCAGCAGGAGTTTGGATGTAGCCACCAATGAAGTCAGAAACTTCGGTGTCGCCAGTTCCCATAACTGTGTAGACATCTGTAAACGCTGCTTCAATCAACGCAGTCTTACCAGTTCCCGGTGCGCCATAAAGCAACGCGAACATTGGTGAGCCAGGAGTTCCTGATTGAACAAGTGCTGTTGCTTCACGCGCCTTGCGAAGAGTGGCAACATCTTGATGCTCACCCCAAGCTCGAGCGTGGTACTTGTCGCCATTAGGTCGAGTGAAGATTGTATCTTCCTCGGCGAAAACAGGTCCAGTAGGAATTGCAACTGGAGCTTTAGCAACCTTTGCTCCACGAGGTGCGCGTTCTGTGTAGCGACCTTGTGGTAGCACCTGCGAGTTGACTCGCATAGCGGCAGTCTCATCTGTGGCTTGACGAATAAATTCGTTAAGCGAATCCAGAATCTGTGGGTCTAGTTCGTTGTATTTTTCTAAAAGATGTTTGTTCATTTTTATCCCTTACTTTGCTTCTTCAAACATCTCGGCAAAGCCAAGTGCTTTGCGAGTCTGTCCAATTCGATAGACAACTTTGATTGGTGTCTTGTGGATACCAACGTCTGACAAATCCTTTTTTGATACTTCTACAAAGAATGGTTTGCCTACTAATGTGTATTGACTCATTAGTCTGTGCAGCGTTGCTTCAATAGGATCGAAGCGTTTAGTGTTGTGACTATCTTTCACTGATTCAAGATCAGCGTATTCCGGCAAATCTACGATAAGCTCTTGTCTTAAACTAGCAATGCGCCATTGTTTTTTAGGCGAGTCACTTGTCACTCTGCGCTTGAATACTTTTGCATAAACGAAATTACCTTCTTCATTAACACCATCTGGTGTGATAAAGAATTGGTAAAACGCATCATCTCTTACTTTGCTTTTCATCTCTACGTATAGAGCTGATCCCTGTACTTTTTTGTCAGGGTCTGTAATGAATCCTGTTGGATACATAGCTGGGTGTTTCTCCTTTTCGTTGTGTCATTTTGTCTTACAGTCTTAAAGGTACACTACTTTTAAAGTGTTGTCAAATTGGGGCAAGGAGGGAAGTCCCTGCCCCAACCAGACATTGGTATTACTTGGCGTTAAGTTGCGTGTACGCAGTTTCAGTTGCACACGCTTCTGCTGCTTCAGGGAAAGCCTTCTTCAGCATCTCGCTGTCAATTCCGGCGCGAGTGCGATTAAGAATCTCAACACGCTTTACACCTTCGACAGTTCCAATGGTGGCATCGCCCATTAGTGCGCGGATAGCAGAGTCAATTTCTGACTGCTTTTCTTTCAAAGCCTTGATAGCAGCTTTGGCATCAGCGAGTGCAACAATAAGTTCCACTACGTTGGTGTCGTCCAGAACCTTTGTTGGTTCCTCTATGACAACCTCTACGATTGTCTTTGTGATCTTTGTGGCGGCTAGGCTCACGGCAGATCTCCCTTCTGGGTGTTTTAGTTAGACTTTCTAACTAATAATGACTCTACAATAAGGGACTGACATTTTTGTCTTTCCTTTTTTTGTTTTTGTCTATAATGAGAGAATAAGGTACTAATCTGACATTGTCAAGTTCAAATGGGTGTTTTTAGATAACGTTTTGATAACGGAAGATTAAAAGATAAAAAGCCCATTCCAACGTCCCGCGCTGGTTTAATGGGCTTCTTTTTGTTTAATTAGATTTTAGCGGCTGGCTTCTCGTCAAAGCTATCCAGCCAGGCAATACTGTCAATTAGATAACGAACCATAGCTTCATCGGATTCCGGTGTCGGATCTTTTAAAGTTGCTAGGGTTTGTAGATCTCCAATGTACTGTGTTTCTTTTTTTACCACACGTTTGGTTTTAAAGCTGTTTAACATTTTTACACCACTTCCAGTGCGCGAAGCACTTCGTCAGTTTTTACCTTAAACACTTCACACATCACCGGAAGCATCGCAACGCTTGGTCGGTTCTCGAGTGAGAAGTATCGGTAGAGATTACCTCGGTTGATTCCGAGCTCAACCGCCACTTCCTCGAGGGATGTGTAATCGAGCTTCTCCATCCTGGCTCGCAGCCAGTCCATACCTGTTTTTTCGTTTGTCATTTTTTTTACCTTACTTCCTTCGTCATTTTGTAGGTGTCCCGTGTTCGCAAGTGCCGGGACAACGCGCCTCCAA